CCACCTGCAATTTTCTTTACTGTAATTCCCGTTAACATCAATTCTATCAAGCGATAGACCCTTAGGGACTTTCCCCATGTCCAAAATAAAGTTATCGTAATTGTGCCATCTTTTGCAGACAGTTATGCCTCTGCCGCCCCATCTCTCATAGCCATTATACTTCTTGTTAAAACATCTGTTCATCATGGCGTTCCAAGATGAATAAGTGCTAGATACGCCTCTTTTAAGACCCTCTGGGAGTTTCTTATTTGTCTTCCTATTAGAATGCCAAAACTTTTTCATAACTCTTCCCGAAGTAACATAGAGGTCGACCACACGTCCGGTCTTTCTAAACTAAAACTTGGCTCAGAGGCGAACTTACAAACAGTCACCCTTCTATTCGAGCTTGAAGTGAATATTGAATCCGAATCGAATGAGACAAAGAACGGGACGCCCGTTCCATAGATATTAAATTGATTCTCAATCTCCTCAATATCCGCCTTTTGAAGGCCGAACCATTTCAAAGAATACAGTGCGGTCTTTTGCTTGATGTCGGAATACGACTGCCCGCCTTCAGAGAATAAGATTTGTGATCTATCCTCCTGTGAAATATCAAGTGGGAATTGTACTCGACCGCGCGAAGGGTTGAAAAACTCACCCAACATGAATGCGCCGACCTCGACATACCCATTGGGGTTTTGGTCTTGGAATTTAATTCTCCAAAAACGATAGTCAGTATCAGCAATTCCAGAGTCACTAGTTAAAAACAAAGAGAAGTCATTATAGGTAAGAGTGGTTTCAAACGGAGGCGTATTCCATGTATCAGTCTGACTTGCTTGAAGCTTAATTGTGCTTGAAGGAGAAAACTTTAAGGGACCAGTTCTAGGCCCTACTAGCGCAAATGAGCTTGGATTTGTTGCAATGCCTGAGTCCCAGACGATAGATTCCTCAGTGTTGATTCTAAGATAGTCACCGATTTTAGTTAACCCGGCAGCGGTTAAATCAGATGCCGTTGAAAATCCCAATATATCTGCTGAGGTGAAACCTACGTTTGTACACATAAGATGAAACACGCCACTTCCACCTGCACCGTTAGATACAGCCTGGAATTTGAAGCCAGTAGCAGATGAGTTTGTAAGTGTGTAGGTAGAATCCCCCGTTGCCTCAAGTGCTGTTTTTATTGCAGCTAAAAGCGTTGTAACAGAGGTGTATTCCGCCACAGCAATAGTGGCGGTTAAATTTGGACCGCCGGATGTTTCTCTGAAAATAATAACGTTATTTGATGAGGTGATATTAAAGTAGCCAGCCGATCGCCATACCTTAGAGCGACGTTGAGTGTTGTAGGCGTTGGCTATTGGGAAGGCGGCTTGTGCTGAACTCGCATTTGCTGAGACTAGAAAGTCTAAGTCTATGTAGTTATCCCAAAAGATGCGAACACCTGAATGCGTCATGCGAGGCGATATCCCTGTCTATTTAAGTTAAGAATGACTTGTGCAAGTCGCTCTTCGCTGATTACTAAATTTACCGTCATGTTTTGTGATCCGCCGCCCGATATGCTCGCGGCTAAATTGTTAATCGCCCCTAGAACGCTTATCTTTTCAGCTTGAGCTGCTGCCACCTGGTCCCTGTTTAAAACAACCTCACCGGGCGTTAAAAGGGCTGAGACCCTATCTGTGAACGGAGCTCCGCCTGGAACAATGCCGCCCTCAGCAAAGCCGAGTTTCTTCCCGATACTTTTTACACCGCCTACGATTCCCTTACCTGCGCCACTAACAGCGCCGCCAATGCCCTTTGCAATACCCTCGATAATAGCAGCAACAATTTTTGGTGCCTCACCGATAAGGGATGTCGCAAGCTTCAATGCAACCGAAGGCATAGAACTCGCCAGTGCCAAAGCAATTCTAGGCATTTGAAGAACAAGTGACGTGATAATTCTAGGCAAAGCAGCAATTAACGAATCAACTAATTGAGGAATTGAATCAACAAGCGCCTGAATCAGAATTGGAATAGCGTCTACTATGCCAACAATAAGGTCAGGTATTGCTAGAATTATATTCTGAATAATTATAGGAATCGCGTCTGTGAATTGTTTAATCATGCTCTTAATTGCTTCGGGTCCCTGAGACAAAGCGTCAAACAATGGCCCCAAGGCCTGGCCAACGGGCCCGAGCAAGGCAACTGCCGCTGCCGTTAAAACGCCTACAACGGCTTTTCTAGCTCCTTCGGCACCTTCTGTTACAAGCTTACTTAAACCCTGAAAACTACCTGCAAGCTGGCCCTGAAGTTCACTAGAAAATTCTTTGGTTACCTTAATTCCGCCTATTTTTAAAAAAGTCTCAAACGGGTTGGATAAAGAATCTTGATATGCTTTTTGAATCTTCTCTTTAAGCTTTTGAAGGTCCGCGTCATTGAGTGAATTAATACCAATCTTTGTTCCGTTACGGGTAGCATTGGCAATCGACGTCCCAACAAGCGACTCTGTCTTCTTGCCAAATGCGCCAACTTTTTTATCAAAATTACCTAAGAAGCTTTGAACGCCATCAGCGCCAGTTTTAAGAGAAACGATTAAATCATTACCAAAAGCTTGAGCGTCATCTCTTATCTTGCCGACATCAAAACTATCACCGAAACCAGCAGCAGAAACAGCAGCGCCATCTAAACTTTTTTGAATTGATTTAACGTCAAAGCCCAATGACGCTAGGCCCGTGTCAACACCCGGAATGGATGAAAGCACCCTTATGAAATCTAAAATTGCTGAGACTGCAAAGCTAATCCCCTTAACCAAAACATTTGTTATTGGGTCAGTAAGTTTTCCGATAAATCTTCCAAACTCAGCGGTTGCATTGAAGAGACCAAAAAACGCCGCGAGTAAAAGATTAAAGACAGGTATTACACCCTTTTGAATTATTGAAATAAGAAACGAGAATGAATCAATTAAGAATACAATTCCCTTCTCAACAAAGATCCGTATAGAGCCTGAGTTTTGAATAAGAAATTCGTTGAACGACGCAAATGCCTTTGAGGCTGAATTAATTAAGAACACAATGACCGGACTCTGGGTGATGAATCCGCCTATTGTATCAAGTAATTCTCCAAAAGAGTTCTTAGCTTGAGTTGTAGCTCCACCGAATGTTTTTGTTAACGCCTCTGCGGCACCGGCAAATCTCGACGACACGAAATCAAGAGCAGCACCAGCCTTTAACTGAGCCTCTGTGAAATTCTTTGTCTGAGGAATAAGCCTACCCAGTTGCCCATTTTGACCTTCTAAAGACTTAGCAACGGCCTGTGTTGCCGTTTCAAGATCGACACCAAAAGCAGCAGAAAGATCGGCAGCGGCTTTAACGGTCTTCTTGGTTTGCTCATCCGTAAGTCCTAAATTCTTAGCAAGAGCGAAAGCACTTAAAGCAGCATCATCTTGAATCGTCGTAAGATTCTGCATCTCGGTGGCCAGAGCCTGAAACTGTTTTGAGTTGGCTTCACTAAAGTCACCAGAAGAAGCGAGTGCGATATTTAAACTAGCAATTGCTTTTTCTTGCTCGATTGCAGCGTTGATAGGCGCTGCCATTGCATCAGCCAACTTATCGAAAGCAGCAACCGCAATACCGATCCCAAGACCAGTTTTGAATATTGAAGTAACAGATTTTGCAAACGAGGAGATTTCTGTGGCGGCTTGCTTAGTTTCTGTAAGCAACCTTATTTGATAATCCACTTAACTTCATCCCCCCTTGGACTTGCTCGACTTCTTATGAACCAGCTTCGTAATCTCACTACCTATTATAGCGAAACATTCGGCAGTGAACGAGTCCAGATCGTCGAAACTATCGTAGTACCCGAGCTTCACTGCGGCTTGTCTCGATAGAAACTCAACCCATAACGGAGCAGCTTCATTTACAAGCCCAAATTCAGCGCCGCGAACCTGATTCCTGATTTGGGCCTCTAGTTTTTTGAGGGCTTAAATCCATTAATCAGAACGTTGCCAATTTCTTGTAACAAGGGCTGGAAGTTCACGCCGTGATCGTCAAAAAACAAATCTTCCTTTGTGAACTTCTTATCGCCCTTAGTCAGATTAGCCTCAAGTATCATCTCCTCAGCTATCTCAATCATGCCAACAAGCATGTCAGAAATGTCCTCAGAGGCCGATACCTCTCCGCTCTTTGGATCAAACTTAAAGTTTAATCGTTTAATGAAGCCAGCCTTTTCTTTTGCATGAGGAACCTTGAGTTTAATACAACCCTCAAATCCATTTAACTCTAAAAACTCTGGCTTAAAATCAAAACTACGCATTCATTCTCCTATAGGAAATTCAAGTAAACTTCGCCATTGCCATTTGAATCAACAAATCCAGTTAACTCAATTTCAACACCGACAATGCCGTCAAGGTCAGTAACCGCAAAGCTACTAACCACACAAGATGGGATGTACAAACAACCGGACTTACCAGCAACCCAGTTGCCACCACTCTTTTCACCGAAGTTATAGAGTAAGCGACAATCAGAATTGTTTACGTACTTGTTAATAAGATTTGCATCGTATTGGTCAAGTCGTCCAGTGATGGAAATAGTAACCGATCGGCCAGAGAAGAAGTTAGCGTCAACTCCGGTCTCAGCACCAACACAAAGAACTTGTGTATTCTCGTTTGAGAATGTGAAACTAATCGACTGTGCGCAGAAGTTTACGTTATCCGTTGCGTCGCCCAAAAAGACTTCATTGCTTTTAGCAATAAGCGGGTCAGCAGCATCGTAGCTAACCGTGTAAGGCGCAACGTAGCTCTGAGCATTGTCTGCCAAGTAGCTGAGTGCTCCGGTATCATCGGCCGCAACGCTGAAACCTAACTTGGTTCCAATGGTTGTTGCAGTGTTTGTTCCAGTGTTCCATTCTAGGTTCAAAGTTCCAGAAGCCTTTGCGATAGTGAACTTGCCCGTTGTGTTGCTGTAGCTAACAGTGATTCCGCTCGATACGGCATTCATTGCAGTTTGAAGTGCAGAAGCTAATTCATGCGGAGTCTTATAAATCTTTTGTGCTACTGAGCAGTTCTTGTCCGAGCCATCATTGAAATCCATATCGTCGTTAGAAGAAGTGATTTCAATAGGGTCGAAGAAGTATTTTGTTCCGACCAAGCTGTAGGAAGCGTTGATAAGTTCGCCGGCAGAAGCCTCAAGGCCCATCTCAGTGACTTTCCCGCCAGCCATTGCGTCGATCGAATGACCAGCTCCGTTGTATCGAACAACCGAGATGGAAGGATGGAGCGAGTTAGCAGGTGTGTAGTTAACAAACTTTCCACAAGTAACGCCCGTCAAAGGAGCCACTGATACAGCGAAGCCTAATGTAAGATCATTACTGGAAACGGAATGAACTGGTCGAATGCTGTAGCCGTTGGTGCCGTCTTTGATAAGAACAGCTTTTCCACGAGCATAATCAGATCCGCCAGCAGCTAATTTTAATAGCGTTGTTGTCGAGCTAGAAGTTAGCGTGCGCTCAGTTGCTTGAACTGAGGTCGATCCCCAACAAGCCTCAAGCAACTCACCGTAGTTAGGTGCTTGGCCTTCAACACCAGAGTGCTTCAAGTACAGCGAGAAAGAAGCTTCTGGTGATTCTAAACCTTGAATAGGCTTCGAGGTTCCAATCGAGTTTCTAATCTCTTCATTGCTAAGACTCTCAATGTTTGGAGTGATTGAAACATCCGGCTGAATCGGAATAAAGTCCGTAGCAGCGGAGGGTAGTAAAAGAGTCCCCTCGGTAGTTTCTTTCCTCAGAGCCAGTGCGGTTGCTTTTGTTGATGCTAATGCCATTTTTCCCCCTTAACATGCCTCAGAATATATTGCCCTAAGGACTGTTGTTATCATTACATAGTTTTGTTTGTCCGTGAAGACGAACTCAAGTCCAGAATCAGATTCATAGCTAACGTCCCAGACCTTAGCTATTGGTGCGGTGTTTAATCTCCAGTAATCAATAAGTGTAAATTGATCCTCTAGAAGTGTTTTCTCAGCAGTGCCACGTATGGTGACATCCCTATCAGTTCCACGATTTATGATAGTTTGAACGACTCTAACTTCAGCTTCAAACGCCTCGTATCTGCCAAGATTTCTCCTTGCAGCTTTGGGGCCGATGTAGAAACCGTTGCCACGAGCCAGAGCAAACGAGTCATTTAATTCAGGAACAAACGGATTCACTAGAACCTTATGAGTAGGTGCTGCAAACGTGGTGCTCAGAATTGACACCATGCCGTCGTACAAACCAGAAATGGCACTCATCGATACATCCTTTTAATGGTGCCCGATATTTCTCTTTGCTCAAGTTTACCATTTGCGTTTGTATCAAAAGTGAATCTGCGAATATTCATCGCCTTGTCGTACTCTTTAGCCATGGCTGTGATCTTATCCTTGTAGCTAGGTCCTAGGTTTGAATAAATAAGCATCAAAGTCCTAAGAGACGTTGGCACGTATACATCGTCAAGCTCTATGATTTGTCCTGGGCTCATGACAAGCCCCAGACGTTTCAAGTCCTGAACCACGAGCTTAGACCCGGTCTTAATCTCATCAATCCAATCAGTTTTACCCGTGGCGAATGATGCAAAAAACCCATCGATCTCAACATCGAAATCTTTCAGGCGTTGGCTTGTAGTGAAGCAATATCCAATTTCTTTACTATCAGTGCCAGCAAGTAAAGATGCTGAGACTTTAAGTCTAAACCAGTAAGAATTATAAATCTTTAAGGTTTGCAATTCAGTAGGTGCATAAGTTTGAACTGTGTCTGTAACAATATTCCATGTGTAGAGCGGATCTAAGCTCCACTGAATGCCGCCTGACTTGCCTAGAGTGGCACCGCTAAGCGATGTCCCGTCCATCATGTCCACAGCATCGCGCCACTCAGTTCCGTCCCAATACTGTCCCGATAAAACAGAGGCGTTTGTATTAACGCTATCCATATGAAGGAATAGATTCGTGAACGGATACCGCTGAGCAACATAAATATAATCAGAAGTCCCAAGCACAAGACTCACTGTCTGCGTGTCGTCTTGGTTAGCAAGAGACTTGTCCGCAAGTGTTGCCGAGATCTTAGTAAAAAGTCTGATGTAATTTAAAAGCATTGTTAAGCTCTGTCCTTAATTTCAACCGCAACAACAAGCTCTTGCTTAAGTTGTTCTAAAACCGCTGCTTTCATGGCGTCTTGTGATCTCCCATATTGATTCGCAATGGCCATCTCAACCTTCTCAGAGAAGAACTTTTCCATGTGCGCAATAAGAATATGAATGCAAACAAAGTCTTCTGCAGAAATAGGAGCCGTGGGATTTCCATTTATATCAGGAGCCCCTAAGAGCTTTTCCGCGTCCCATCCGCTATCCTGCGCAATAAGCCCAATGAGCCCAACATTCGCGTCTGAGATTGGGAGCTTAAGTGAGAGTTCTAAATCTTTTGCCATGTTTCCCCTTAGAATTTTGTTACCAATACTTTAAAAGTAGAGCTTGGAGGATTATGAGGCCCAGCCCCTACAACTAAAAATCTCACTGTTACTGTATCGGTAGCAGACACCCATCCAAAATAGGAAGTGTGCGAGAACATACAATCGTTAGGAACGCCTACCGATACAACATCTCCCACCGCTGCACCAGTAACTGTAACAGTTAAATCCTCATAGGATGAAGTGCTTGGAAAATCCAATGTGGCCGTTGCAGCAAGAACACTTGTGAGTGTTGAGCCATTTACTCCCAGCTTAACATCGCCACTTAAATCAACGAGCGGGCTTTCTATTTTGTATTTGGCAGCATCGACTTTGAGAGAGGCCATCTCTGCATTCGTGTCGTCTGTCCACGAGTGGACAATCCTGCCACTCGCATCAAGCGCGTGATGAACAATGCCGACAATCTCAGCCGTTGTCGTGCCTTTTGTGTCGGTTCTCAGTGCAGCATAAGCAAAAGACTTCGGAGTCACAGTGCCATTGTCGGGATAGACAGAAGCATCCCCATCAACAACAAAATCGCTTACAGCGAAGACCTTATAAAGACTTCCGTCCTTTTCCATCTTGCCTGCGACTATGGCAGAGCCAATCTGATAGTAGTAATAGTTCCCATCATTGGGGTCTGTGAAAACCGTCTGATAAGAGTTTACTGAATAATACGTACTCCCACCCGCTGTCCCAGATGAGAAGTATTCAAACGTGTTGTTTAGATTTGTCCCGTTACTTAGGTATCCCCACGATGTCGGGGTTAAAGTCGGCGCTCCACTTGTGGTGACTCCAATCGGGCCAGAAGTGAAGGAACCAACATAACTAGAGCTTGGCGCTGCCTCAAATTTTCTAGTTCCAGGCCATGAAACCCGAACGCCATACCATGAATGCAAAGGCGCATTGCTAACGTACATTTTATAAGCGTTGCCGGAATTGTCATCGGTAAAACCTGAGCCGGTTACAGCGGAGACAATTGTCTCCGCGCTGTCTGGGGAAAATTCCGTTTCATAAAACTGAATTGTGGAATTGTAGTTAGTGCCATCGGCCAGAAAGTCATCGGCTAGATTTGTGAACCCACTTGGGTCTGCCCCTGCTGTCCAACCTGAATTGGCTTCGATGGGAGTCGTCGCTGTAAATCTCTGATAGTCGTTATAACCGCCAGCGTTTACTTGGCGCGAGAAGGACCACACGTTAGGCGTGAAGTTCTGAGAGGTGGCGTTGTTGATGGCAATAGCAACGTCAAACGTCGCAGCGTCTGTGATACCCGTTATCGTGCCCGTTGCCACTGACCAAACGATTGGATTTGAACCGTCGTCATAACCAGCCCTGACTATGTAATCCACAACGTCAGCGGCGGCGTAACTGCCTGCCCCGATGTTTGCCGCCGCAGTCCCGTTATCTGTGTAACGAGCAATGTCAGGCCAGTCTTGAGAGATGCTAACTGACGCAGGTGCAGCAGGTATATCAACTTGATTTTGGTTAACCGGATTCGACGCACTATCGGGGTCTGCAACAGTCAAAACCGTTCCACTCTGAGCATGAACCTTAGCTGAAATGTCAGCATAAGGAACGCCCGAGCCAAGCATGTTTAGCGTGTTGTTATAAAGAAACTCTGAGCCTGAATCTAGCTTCTTAGGAAGAGTTAGGTCCACGTCAGTGAAATAGGCTACCGAATGAGCAACGGAGGGGTTGAGTGGGTCTGTTGCACCCATCTTTTGTTCCCAACGGGAATAGTCGACGTTTGTTATGTAACCCGAGCTACCACCGCCAGCCGTGGACATTGCGAGAAGACCGCGCGTGCTGAGCGTGAGTGGAGCTGAAACTGCGGAGACGCCATACCTCAGTACACGCCAACGAGAAACAGTAGTGTCGTAGAATAATTCAACACCCTGTCCTCTAGCTAAAACATACGTTTGCCCAACCAAATCTGGAATGATTCTATTCGCAGCAGTGGCACTACCAGATTGGTTAGCGAGCGAAACAGTAGTCGAGCCAGGCGTGTTGTTTTGAATCCTCACGAAGCCGCCGGAGGCCGCACTCGGTGCCGTGATTCCATTGATCGTTATGTTGCTCCCACTTGAGGTGAAGCTAATCAGTCCAGGTGTCAGAGTGTTGAATGTCGTGCCGCTTGATATGACCTGGACTGTCATGTCAGCGCCCCAGCCGCCATTAGCGGGAGGAACTACGCCGAGAGATAGGTTTGGTGTTGTTCCGCCACTTGAGGATAGTGGACTCGAGGCAGTGACAGAAGTTACGCCACCGCCACTGCCGTCTACAACATCGAGATTTCCCGTAAATGGGTTAAATTTAAATCCCATTACGTTTTCGCCACGTTGCTAACATTAGCTTTTGTAGAGTCTGTGTAATTTACCGTGAGAGTAGCAACAGTAGTCCCGCCACTTCCGCCCGTTTTGAATGTATATATTTCCTGAGTAGCAGTTGCGTAGTTTACTGAAAGATAATCGTA